GTCGTGGATCTGAGTTGAGTTAGCGCCAGCGTCCATTGCTGTGTACAGGATGTCATCAGTCTTACGCCCAAGTGCGGCAGCAGCAGATTGTGCTACAGCCTGACGCTCGTTGATGTTGATCTTGAGTTCATCCAGCTTGTCAATGTACTCAGCAGCATAGAAGTCAGCCATGGTGGCTTCTACTTGCGTATGCGCCAGTTCCATTGCGGTTACGTTGCCGTTGCGTGATTTGGTAGAAGCGGTGCCAGTACCAATCTTTTGGAATCGAACAGTCGAGCCAGTCACATTGTTTGCCATACGCACAGTGTTCCGCAGTTTGGAACCCATACGCTGATAAGCCATGTGTACCTCAGACTCAAACTGCTTAATGAATGCGACATCAATAGTGTTCGCCATTTTACAGTCCTCAAAGGTTGTTTACACATTGACGGTTATCTGTTTGGCATCCTCAACGCGATTGTCCTTGCGGGTCGCTCAGTGCATTACAGGCCGACTTAATTCACCAATACCATCATTTTTATCTACAGCGCAACGCTCAAATCGCATAAAGGTGTGACTGTTTATTTCATACATAGTTTCATCGAAGGTAAACCCGCACCAACTTAGCCACATAATCGTATCGTGATGATCCACTGGCACATAGTTTTCAACGCTGGCAAAGCTACCCTGCAACAAATCAATCGTTGCACGACAGCCGCGTAAGAACGGACGGAAGTTGTAGTTGATTCCATTAGTACCAAGTAGCCAGATTCTAGCGTGGACATCATCTATTGGCACATTTCCACACATACCAATGGGCGTTTCATCAAGCCTAAGTGTGTAGGTTACTGCCCCATCAATAACAAATGGCTCAGTCAAAGCCTCAAGTGGGGTAAGGTTGTGTATATAGCATTCCCTTACATCAGCCTTGCGCATGTTGTCAGCAACACGCTCTGCATGTTCGGGTAGGCTTTTGATTAACGAGAGCCTACCAACTCGTATGACTTCATTAGCCATTTGAGAATATACGCTTGAAGCCATCATCAACCTCTTTCACAAAGGTTGGATCTCTACGCGCAGGATCGTGATAGCGTGGATCAAGCATCTTCTGGCGCAGATCAGCCTCTGTTTCACGTGAAACTTCAACCGCTCCGTTTGATGGGCCGCCCTCACGCATGGCTTCCATGACATGCTCAAGCACCATAATGCCTTCTGCTGTCTCACACATACGCTCTACAGCACCAAGCATTTCGTCTGGAAAGAACTGATTGGCAAACAAACTAGCCGCTTCAGTTCTTGCGCTAGCATTGTCGCCCAGCTTTGCAACCTCTGCATCATAGTCAGGCACATCAGCATTGATTGCCTGTGCATACATCTCAATGCCTTCAGCAAACTCATCCTGACTGTAGCCATTCTCAAACGCAGTCTTTGCCCACCACTGCAACAAATCATTGTCTGTTGCCATTTCGTCATCAATGCTATCGGGAAGAACATAGTCACCAACATCGGCTGGCCTGTTCGCATAGGCTTGCTCTTCCATCTCTTTCATAAACTGATCGCGGAATGTTTCTTCCTTAGCACCAATCTTGCTCTCAAGATTAGAGTAGGACTCAACCAGATCATCGATAGACTTAAACTTCTCAGGCAGCGCAGCAAGCGGATCGGGTGCCGCTTCTGGCTCCATCAATGGATTGCCACCCTCGGTTACAATGCCAGAGTCTTCTGCTGTTGCTTCTACTTCATTCATTTGATTTCACCTTTTGACCATGCCGGATGCGCGACTCTATTAGGCCCACGATGTATCGCTGCCCCTCCATATGGCGCAACTCCGCATCAGTTACTGCTGCGCCATTAACTGCTTCTATTGTGATTGATCTAAGATACTTCAACACATCTTTGCCAAGTTCATCTTTGAACAGGGCAGCTATGTTGATGCTTATCTTCTCATCATCAGGACGACTACGTTTATAGCCATCAAGACTGAGGTAGTTGTTCTGCGCCACCCATTGCTCCCTGTTGAGTCTGTGCATACTGTTGTGCCAAAGCCACAAGCTGTCTGCGTTCCTCAAGGTCGCGGATCAATGAATCTGGCACACCAAACTTCTTACCGAGGTATGCTGCTGTTTCTTCTGAATCAATAAGTATCTGCACAACTTGTGGGCCAAAGGTTGCTTGAACCAACTCAAGCCAACGCGCCACAGATGTAATGTCTTGGTTTGCCTGTGCCTGTGCAAGTGGCGATACAGAGCGAACCTTTACTTCCCTGCCATTGATTGTTGGCAGTTCAATACGCCCCTGCTTCTTCAAGATGTAAACTACACGCTGAAGAACAGGTTGTACCAACTCTGCTTGGAGTCGCCCAAAAGCAGAACCAATACGACGCGACAGGTCGGCCATACGCTCTGCAACTTCTGTTGCAGAAGCTGGGGTTCGATCAGGATTACCAAGCATGTCATTGTACAAGGCTCGTTTAATATTCAGCCTCATATCAGATAGAACAAGATTAGCTACGTCAAATGAACCGGCTGCACGAATAGGCTCAAGACCACGAGAGCCAGCAGCTTTTGGAATAACAGTACCCGGCACAAGACTAATCGTGTCAGGATTTACTACTCCGTCGTCTTCCATTTGGTAGATACCTGAGATAGCCATTTGCGCATTCTCAAGTATAAGCTCAATCGTAAGATTAGTAGTCTTAATAGCGCTAAGCGCATTGATGAGAGGCCCGCGTCCATAGACTTCCCCGCTGCACTTCGACCAGCGGAAGCAAATAAAAGGATTTGACCCCACACCACGATACTTTTCCTCTCTGACTATTTCCTTGTTTGTGCAGTCAATAGCATAGAATAAATAGGCTTCGTCGTTCTTTACTGAGTAATCTCTAGCTACAACCTCAAGGATCTTCACCTTATCATCAGGTGCCATCTTAATCTTGTTTTGTAGCTTGCTGCCAATCTTGGCTTGCTTGTACATCAGCGGCACATCGGATGCGCGTACCTGACGCTCACGATACACATGATCGATGCGATCATCAGGCCCAGTGTCCAGCACTACATGCGGTAATGGCACAGCAGAGAACATAATTGGGTTGATTGCATCGCCCTCTGATACAGACAACACACCAGTACCAACCGCTAGATCAAGGAAAGACTCATGCACTTCCTGACCAAAGTTGCTGTTCTGAATTACCTCAAAGACGTATTCAGTTACTTCATCAAGTTCATTATCGACGCTTTCGCGTGTTTCAGTCGGGACTTCAGATCCCGCACGAAAATCTGCCCATCGTGCAAAGTTCGGAACCAAACCCTGCTGCAAGCGTGATGCAAACTCTTGAACACCGACAACGGCTGTTTCATCAAAGATTTTATCATCTCGACGTTGACCAACTGATTCATAGTAAAACGACTCCCTCTGTGGCAGCGCATACTCGTAACACTCTTCAAACAAATCGACAAAGTTCTCTCGTAGAGACTTTGCCTTTTCATATTTCTTCATGTACATGCCAGCAAGTTTATCGTTGCTGTATGTGGCTTGTCCGGCGTCAGTATTTACAATCATCTGTTATACTCATTGAAATAGCCCATGCCACCGCCAGAGCCAGTAATTAAAGACCGACGACCAGAACCCCTGCTTGTAGCCTCTACAGATTCAGCAAGAGCCTCTTGCTTACGCTCACGCTTTTCAGAAAGCGCAGCTTCTTTTCTACGCTTCTGTTCAGCTTCTGCTTCTGGATCTACTGCTGGGCCTCTATAGCCGCCACCAATGCACATGTCAGTCTCCTTTACTAACCTGTATCATCTTACATCCTTGCCCACAAGCCACTGCGTTTTTGTTGCTTTGGCTTTCTGGCAAAAACATCAAACTCTTTTTTGGCATTAAATGCTCTTGCTGGCTTCTGACCAGAGATAAGCTGACGCCCTTCACCCGCACCCAGCATCAGGTATTGCAGAGCATCGTGTATGTGCGAATACATATTTTTCTCAGGCTTGTCATCAAACCTTTCACCAGATACTTGCAGTCGCTTATAGCTATATCCACCCTCAAATCCTTTGATGAGCGTAGGACAGCGACGATCAATCAAGAAGGCTGGCTTACCATCAACCATCTT